CAGTGGTTCTTGAACAACCAATATTGATTGTTGTGTTGCTTGAAGATTGGCAACAATTAGGTTACCTGCGATATAACTATCACCAGCAGCATAGAAACCACCGCTAATTTGTAGCGCACCTTGGCCAGCAGCATATGAGTTTGCAGTTCCAGTGATGGTTGCAGTTGATGCAGTCAATGCTGCACCAGTATTGCCGATTGTGCCAGCATTAATACTTGGAGCAGAAATAGTTCCTTGTGCAGTAATAGTGCTACTTGCAGATACTGTGGTAAAGATACCGCTGTTTGGAGTATTTGCGCCAATAGCACCAGTGTGATAACCAGTTAATTGTCCGCCATTTGTTGTGGTTACGGAAGTAGCAACAACAGTATTAGGAACATTGGCACCTAGCGCACCATTTAAATAACCATTAATATTACCAGCAGATAAATTACCATGAATAGCATTAGTTGCAGTAATTGTAGTAAATGTTCCAATATTTGCAACATTAGCACCAATTACACCGTTAATATAGCCAATAACTTGACCAGCACTGTTAAGATTGCCAACTGTTGAATTACCAGTTAAAGTAGAACTTGCGCCAGTAAATGTCGCACCTGTATTTCCAATAGCACTGGCATTTACAGTTGCAGCATTTAGCGTTCCGTTGACATTGGCTGTTGTAAAATAACCAACATTTGGAACATTCGCGCCGATTGCGCCTTGCACATTACCAATAAATTGTCCAGCACTGCTATTAACAATAAAATTATCCGCAGAAGCATCATTATTGATGCTAGTTCTTCCGCTAGTGGCACCAATGCTAACAGCAGTTGCTGCTCCACCAATATTGAGGGTAGTAGCATTTGCATTAAAAAGAGATGCAGTTCCAGTATTGCTTGTATCAATAACTGGATTTGTGCCATTTATTAACAATTGTGTACCATTTGGTAATGCTAATACAGGATTATTAATTGTTGCAGCACCAGTAGCCGCACCCATATTAAGAGAAGTTGCAGCGCCAGCAAAGTTCATTGTAGTCGCAACAGTATTATAAAGATTTTGTGTAGATTGACTACCGATTACTGTTGGGTTTGCAATATTTGCTGTTCCGCTTGTAGCACCAATATTAATTGTGGTTGCTGCACCAGCAAAGTTCACAGTAGTTGCAACAGTATTATATAAAGTGATGGTGGATGACGCACCACGAACAGTTGTTGGGTTTAATACTAATGCAGCACCAGAAGTAGAACCAATTGTAATAGAAGTTCCAGAAGCAAATGCAGATATTGTTGTTGCAGTTCCAAATAAGTTTGCACTAGATTGGTCAGTTGTAATATAACCGTTACCACGTAAGTTTACACCACTACCAACATTAAGAGCACCACTTATACCAGCACCACCAGTTACGACTAACGCACCAGTTGTTGTTGTTGTAGATGCAGTTCCACTGTCTGCCCAGATATTTCCAGTTGCAGTAATAGTTCCACTAGTATTAAGTGTGGTTAAACTTGCAGTTCCAATAGTAGCATTATTAAGAGAAACGCCATATGCTTGTAAATTAGCAAATCCACTATTGTTAATTTGTCCATATGTAGTAGCAGAAGTAGATTCAGTGGTATATTGCAATTGAAATTGTTGGGCATTTTCTTCCCAAATCATAGCAACATTGTTTTGATTACCACGACCCATAACGAAACCAAGATCATATGTAGGAGTGCCGCTTTGGTTTCTGTTAATAGCTAATAGTGGGTCTGCAATAACAAGATTAGTCGTATCAACGGTAGTTGTTTGACCATTAACCGTGAGATTGCCAATAGTCATATTGCCAGTATAGGTAAAATTATCCGCTAATAAACCACCAACAATTGTTTTTGTTGTAATTTTATACTGAGCATTGATATCGTTATTGTAAACTTGGTTATTGCGAATTCTCGTTAATGCATTCGTCGCCATCTATAAACTCCCACACTGATATTTAGGGGCAGTTTAGATTTTTAAGTTACATAGAAACTTGCCAACTTACAATTTGTTGATGGAGTAATAGTTACTTCATTATAAACACATGCAAATGGCTTTAATGCTACATTATCATTGCCATTAACATTCAAATCAATATTACTGACATATAATCTGCCTCGTTGTAAAGTAAATGGTTGATTTGCAACTAAATCAAATTGTTCATCATTCATTGTGTTTATATTTTCATTTAGTGGCAAAATACAATAGTATGCACTATTTTCAACCAATGCAGTTAATTTAATAGCATCACTTGGTTGATGTTTGAATGGATAAACCATTAAATTAGTTAAAATATCATCTTCGGTATGTAGATTATATAAACCTAACACACTACCGCCAGCCATCCAATCAATTTTAAAAGAACCATTGGTTACGATATGACGACGATTATAAAGATGTGGACTAAATCCACCATTAGTGATAGCATGAACTAAATCATCACCAATTTCTGTATAGGTTGCCTTTGCATATTGTAATTTAAGTTCTTTTATAAAAACTTTTTCGGACATGTTTATCATGTGATAACAATATCCTTTGGCAATAGATCAGCAATTTGATAGTTATAAACTTTACCAACTTGATCTTTGGCTGCACTTACTATATCAGCATTATTTTTACTTTGTTCTGCTAACCATTTTTGATGAGCAATTTGCGCACCTTGCTTGGTGATTTGAATCAAGGTATCTTCCATATCGCTTGGATTGTAGTTAGCAATCTCAAAGCTATATCTTTCACTTTCATCAACACTCATCTCGCTTGCATCAGTTGCAAAGCTAACGATTAAACTATGTGTATCTTCCTCATATTCATGAACTTTTACAGTTAATGTATGCATTTTAGTTCCTTATGAACTTCCGCCTAATCTGGTTCCAGTTACTATCCAGTTGGCATAACTTGAACCTACTATATAGCTGCCTGCGGCACCGCCCGCTCTACCATTGCCACTGGTGCCACCAGCTAAGCCAGGACCACCGCCAGTCGCCGCCCCAGCGCCACCAGCAGTTCTTGTGCCAGCACTTCCACTTGGACTACCACTGCCACCTGCGCCCACCGTATATCCTGCACCACCGCCGCCACCTTGACCAGTATAGCTGCTGCCGCCGCCTAAGCAACTTCCATATGTTGTTCCGCCATCAGCAGCGCCCCCGCCACCGCCACCACCAGCGATAGTTCCATTATTAGTAATATAGGTAGCATATGATAAATTTAATGCATTTCCGCCAGCATTTCCTGGGCTACCAGAAGCATTACTATGACTTGCCCCACCTGCGCCACCTGCGCCAATAATAAAACCATTATTAATAATGTTAATTGTATCGCCAGATGCAAATCCAGAAACCGTAAATGCATATGTTCCAGTAGAAGAACTGCCAACATAAATTCCACTATTGATAGTAACATTTATTGTTGTAAATCCAGCAATATATGTTGGACTAACGCTTGCGTTTGATGGAGATAAAACATAATTTTGTGTGTCGGCAGCAATTGTTATATTAATAGAAATACCATTTTGTGTTCCACGAAATTCGCTAAAATTTAAATTAGTACTATCAAAATATCCAATTGTAGTAGTAGATGGTTTATAGTATTTTACTCCACGATATGCAGACATAAGATTGCCACGATGAAATTCAGCATTGATATTTGCATTGAGGGCAACTTTGCCAGTTAAACCTATGGTCACTTAATTAACTCCAAGTAATCCTAATACCACCTGGTCCACCAGATGTTCCAGTGCCGATGCCAGCGTTTCCTAAAATATAAGATAGATTGGCACCATATGGAATTTGTCCGCCATTATAAATGATTTCAAAATAAGCACCACTGCCGCCGCTTCCACCAGTTGCACTGCCATAAGAAGTGCTAGCAGAGGCTCCGCCACCACCATAACCAACATTAGCATTATTTGCGCTATTATTTTGTGCAGTAGAACCAGTTACACCACTATTACCATTCAAAAATACAAACGTTTGTGGATTTACAATGCTTGGACTAGGATTTGCATTTATTGTTCCGCCACTTCCGCCGCCACCGTTTGACATAATCATTCTCCTCTCTGCGTTAAACCGTAATTTCCATTGAAAGAAGGGCTTGTTTGGGTTTCTGGTGTCGATGGAGAAGTTCCTTGTGGTAAACCAGAGAATGTTGCGTTAGGATTTGCAGGAAAACCAATATAATTTGTATTTGCAGCAGTCCAAGTTTGTGGATCAAGTGTTTGTTGACCGCCATGTCCACTTACAGTAACATCAACTGGTGGAGGAGGAACAGGAATATTACCAGCACCACCACCGCTACCGCCACCAGCAGTAACTCCTAATATACTACTATCTCCGCCTTTGCTTCCATTGCCACCGTTACCGCCGCCGCCACTTCCGCCGCCGCCCCATACTTCTATTTTTAAAGTATTTCTATAAAGAGGAGCAGATATATTTCCAGTATTTCCAGAAACAGCATTTGCATAGAAAGAACCAGCAGTTGCAGGATCGGTTCCTTGTTTTCCAAAGAAATCACTCATTTTTATAGTATTTGTGCTAAAAAATCCAGTAGTAAGATTGCCAGGATAAAACCATTGAACTCCTTTATAAAGATTAATATCTTCACCAAGCCCAAAAGCTGCGTTAATTTGAGTCGTATTTACTGGTCCACTATTTGGAACAAAGGTCATTTAATTATCCCTTTGCTTTCAATGCTTCCACTTCTGCACTTAATTCTTTGATTGCCTGAATTAATAGAGGAATGATCTTGTCATACTGAACCGTTAAGTAATTTTCACCACTCTTGCTTTGACCGTTTTCATCTAAGTCAAATGGAGCAGCTTTAATAACCTGTGGCAGAACAGCCTGAATTTCTTGTGCAAGAACACCAACATGCTCATTGTCATCGCCAATACCAAGTGCAGCCGCAACTTCATTAGTATGATAAGTTACGCCGTTAATAGCATTAACTTTTTGTAGCGCATTAGGAATAGGAGCAATATCAGTTTTAAGTCGTTGGTCAGAATAAAAAGCCACGATATCTTGTGTAGCAGTAATGCCACCAGTAACCGCAAGGTTAGCACTATTATATGTAACGCCAGTGTTACCAGAAAGGTTTGTAGCACTTGTATAAATTGCAAGCTGACCAGCAGTTGCTCCACCACTAACTGGAGTTGGAATTGTATACCAACTTAAATTTGAACTTCCGTCAGTTGTTAGAACTTGTCCGCTTGAACCACCCGCAATTTGAACATTGCCAACATCGCCCATAATAACTTTATAAGTGCTTGTTGGATTAAATGTAACAGTTCCACCAGTAAAACCAGCAGAACCACTAACAGCAAGTGATGTAAGTGTTCCAACTGTTGTAATATTTGTTTGTGAATTGCTACTACTATTAAGTGTTCCATAAAGAATAGCGCCAGCATTACCAATAGTGCCAGCATTTACATAATTTGCATAAACATTTCCGTTATTAGCACTTCCATTGGCAATTAAATTACCAACATAAACATTGCCAGTAAATGCGTTAGTTGGTCCTCCGACAATAATATCGCCACCAATACCAACGCCACCAACTACTTGAAGAGCACCGCTTGTTGTATTGTAAGCAGACTGTGAACCGCTGATAATAGTAGTTTCATTGCTTGTCGTAACATCAAGATTACCAAGAACAAATAAGTTACCATTGATTTGAACATCTGCGTTTGCAAGAATATCGAGTGCATCTGTTACCGCATTACTACCATTGCGAGTGCGAAGACGAATAATGCCATTTGGAGTTGTGTTTTCTATACGAACTTCGTTACCAGATATATTAAAAGAACCATATCCACTTGAACCGACAGTGATACCACTGTTATTTGTAACACTTAAAATACCACTGGTAGAAGTATTTTGGTCGCTTCGCATGAATGAACTGCCGCTAACTCCATTAAGTGCAGCACTATCGCTTGCCTGACCCCAAAATTTGTTATTACTAACATATGCAGTAGAAGCAATATTAAAACCTGGATTGATAGTACTGAAACCTGGAATAGTTGTTGCTGGCGTAAATGTTGCATCCTTGCTTAGGATGGCATAACGAATATTATTGATCTGCATTGAAATAATACTGTGAGTATTAGTGCCATCAGAGATATTTTCACTTACTACCTGACCAGCGCCACCAAGAGGACCAACAACAACCCAACCTGTTCCACTATAAACTTCAAGTTGTTGATTTGCGGTATTCCACCATAAGTCACCTTGAACTGCACCAGTTGGAGGCGTTGCACTGCTTGTAGCACTTGCAATATTTTTAAATACAGCACCATTATAAACCTGTAAACCACCTTTTGTGGTGTTGTACCAAATTTGACCAACAATTGGATTAGTTGGTTGACTACCATTTGCAAAGTTTTCCAACATGTTAAGGAAGTTCTGGTCTAAGTATTGACCATAGTTTGCGGTATTCTTACCAACAAGTGCTATGCTTGTGCTTGTATCGACTGTTCCATCGGCAATAACGATAGAATTAGCACCATTTGCGTGTGTAATGGTATATGACATAAA